ACTTCTGGAACGGCCAGACCCGCCTGTACGCCATCGCCGCCAGCGACACCAATGCCATCTATCCGGGCGACCCCGTGAAGGTCACCGGCGCCTCGGACCCCAACGGCGTCCAGATCGTCACGCTGGCCACTGCCGGCGCCACCTGCCGTGGCGTCGTCACCGCTGTCGGCACGGCCATCCCCTACGGTTACCAGGGCGGCCCGATGATCAACCCGAACGACCTGACCAAGACCTACCGCCCCTCGGGCGCGCAGGCGCAGGTCTACTTCGTGGCCGTCGTCGATGACCCCGATGTCATCTTCGAGATCCAGGAGGCCTTCACCGCGTCGCCCCTCCAGGGCACCAACATGGCGAAGAACGCCAACTTCGTCTACGCGGCCCCGGCAACCGGCGTGTACTACTCGGGTGTCACCCTCGACCCGACGACCGCCGCCACGACCGCGACGCTGAACCTGAAGATCATGGGCGCCGTCCAGCGGCCCGACAACCAGCCGTTCACGACCTACCAGCGCCTGCTGGTCACGATCAACAACCACGACTTCAGCGGCGGCATCGCCGGCATCTGAACGTCTTCAACATCTCTGAAGGAGAATCATCATGGCAGCTGGTGGCGTCATCACCACGGGCGCGCATCCCAAGGCCCTTTGGCCGGGCGTGCACGCCTTCTGGGGTCAGGTGTTCAACGAGCACCCCCCGGAGTACCCGGACCTCTTCGACATCGAGGAGTCCAACATGGCCTACGAGGAAGACGTGCAGATCACGGGCTTCGGCTTGGCGCAGGTGAAGGGCGAAGGCGCCCCCATCACCTACGACTCCGAGACCCAAGGTCCGGTCACGCGCTACATCCATGTGGCCTACGCGCTGGGCTACATCGTCACGTACGAAGAACTGCGCGACAACCTGTACGAGAAGGTCTCGATGCGCCGCGCCAAGGCCAACGCCTTCTCCATGGTGCAGACCATCGAGAACGTCGCCGCCTCGTTCTACAACCGCGCGTTCAACACGAGCTACCCGCTGGCCGACGGCCAGCCGCTGCTCTCGACGGCCCACCCGTTCACCACGGGCGGCTCGTTCTCGAACGTCCTGTCGCCGGCTGCCGACCTGTCCGAGGCCGCGCTGGAAGACATGTGCATCCAGATCATGGGCTTCACCACCGACCGTGGCCTGCTCGTGAACTTCATGCCCATGTCGCTGCACGTGCCGCGCCAGGAATGGTACAACGCCAACCGCATCCTGAAGTCGGTGCTGCAGAACGACTCGGCCAACAACGCCATCAACGTCCTGGCCGCGACCAATGCCTTTCCCAAGGGCATCCGCCTGAACCACTACTTCACGGCGCCGCACGCCTGGTTCGTCCGCACCAACGCGATGAACGGCCTGCAGTTCTTCTGGCGTGACCACCCGACGTTCGACCAGGACAACGACTTCGACACGAAGAACGCCAAGGCCGCGACGTACATGCGCTTCTCGCTGGGCTGCACCGACCCGCGCGCCATCTGCGGCTCCAACGGGCCGTAACCCGTTCGGGTTTCCGGGGGGTTTCCCGTACACAAATCCCCCCTCCACGGACGCGCATTGCGCGTTCTCCTGAACGTCCTAGGAGCCCCTCATGGCAAACAACCGCCCCATCCGCTACCCCAGCGGCATCTCCACCTACGCCCCCCGTCACGTCCTCAACACCTTCCCGGTCCTGCCGTCGCCGTCGCAGGTCACGACCCAGGAAGACTTCATCCCCTACCGCGCCAGCGACTACACGATCACCACCGCTGTTGCGGGCACGATCACGGCCTTCCAGCAGGTCGGCGGCTCCGTCAAGATGGCCACCTCGGCCTCGGCCACGGACACCATCTTCCTTGCCCGTGGCGGCACTGGCTTCCAGTTCCTCGTGAACAACAGCACCTGGTGCGACACGCGACTGGCCTACCCGCGCAGCGTCCTGAACGCGAACGACACCAACATCTATTGGGGCCTGTTCGACAACGCCTCGCCCCTGGCCGCTGCCAACGGCGTCTACTTCGTCAAGCCCGCCGGCGGCACCTCGGTCAACTTCGTCATCAAGAAGGCCGGCGTCACGACCACGTTCCAGAACGTCGGCGACCTCGCCCTGCCCTCCGGCCTCTTCGGCGACACGAACTCGGTCAATGCGACCCTGAGCGCCACCATCGCCGGCGGCGCTTTCAGCGCCATCTCCGCCGCCACCCCCGGCGCGGGCTACGAGTGGCAACCCCTGATCCTGTCGACTGCCGCCAGTGGCGTCGCGGGCAACAACATCGCCACGGCGGTGCTGGGCAACACGACCTTCTCCCCGGGCAACCCCGTGGTCCCGTTGCAGAGCGGCGGCCTGCCCTATGCCTCGATCCAGGCCACGTACCTGAACAACCCCGGCTCGGGCTACACCAACCAAGGTCCCCTGACGACCCTGCTCGAAGTCGAGCCGCTGCTCAACTTCGCCTTCACCTACGACGGCAAGGGCAACCTCTACGTCGGCGTGAATGGCCGCACGGTCATGGCCATCGTCGGCACGGCCTCTTCCATCGGCGTCACCGGCATCGCCCCTGGCGGCACCGCGACGGTCACGGCGGCGAACAACTCGTTCTACTGTTCGTCGCAACTCCCCATCGCCGTCGCGCCGTTCCAGCCGCCCTTGGGCTCGCCGATGAACATGCTGCCCCTGGTGCCGCTGGGCTACTCCATCGGCTTCGCCAACACCACGGCCAACGTCCGCACGCTGTTCGTCGACGAGTTCAGCCTCGGCACCGAGATCGCCTAAGGAGCCCCGTCATGTCCATCACCGTCAAGGTGACGCATGACGGTCCCCGGAACGCGGCCATCCAGATCACTGGCTCTGGCTACGTTCCGTGGACGGTCGTTGCAGACGTCGCCAACCTCCGCCCCGTGCCGAAGTACCTCGTTGTGGACGCCGTTCACTACGCGCTCTCGGACGGCTTGCAATGTCAGTTTGCCTGGGACTCCCCCGAGGGGCGAGAACCCTTTCTCCCGATCGCGGGTCGCGGCAAGCTCGACTTTTCCGAGGTGAAGGGCCTGCGCAACACGGCCCTGACGCCCTCGGGCTCGATCGAGTTCACGACCCTCGGCGATCCCAACGGCGCTCAAATCTTCACTCTCGTCCTCGACCTCTCCAAGCACATGGGGGAAAACTGACATGGCAAGCTCGCAAGCAATGTACCTGAAGGCCGGCGACCTCGCTCGTGCCTTCCAATTCGGCAACCCCGTGGTGAACTCCACCACGATCGTGGCCAACTCCCAGCCGGTCTACAAGGAGTCTGTCTACTCCGCCTTCCAGGCTACGGTGGCCGGCTCCGGCGCCGTGGGGGCCACGGTGGCCTTCCAGGTCTCGCTGGACGACAACACCGGGCGCGGTTTCATCTTCGGCAATGCCAACGCCCCCGGTTGCGCGGCTACGACCACCAGCGCCAGCGCCACGATCACCGCCAATCAAGGTGGCGTGTTCACCTCCGCGATGGTCGGCGCCCTGGTCTTCCACCCCAACGTGCCCATCGGCACCACGGTCACTGCGGTGAACGCCGCCGGCACGACCCTGACCATGAGCGCCAACGCCACAGCCTCGGGCAGCGGCCAACTCGGCCTCTTCGCGCAGAACTGGTGTTCGACGGTCCTGGGCACCATCACCCTCATCGGCACGAACTTCGCCTCCGACGGCTTCACCACGGGGGCGCCGTGGCGCTATGTTCGTGCCCAAGTCACGGCCATCTCCGGCACGGGCGCAGCCGTCACCTGCCTGTTGGGGAACTGACATGACAGTCAGTGTCAACAATGTCATCGCGGGGGCGGTACTGCTGGCGATGTCGGGGGTGCAAGTTACCGGCACGGCTGGGATGACGGGGATCAGTGGTGTTGGCGGTGCGGGCGGCCCGCAGTTGCCCGCCGTCGCCAACCTCGCCGCACGCTGGTCCGCCACCAGCATCACGCCGCAGGCCGACAACAGCAATCTGACCAGCTGGACGGACAGTGTCAACGGGTACGTGATGTCGCAGGCTACGGGCGCCAACCAGCCGAAGTACCGAACGAACAGGGTCGGCACCAAGCCCGGCGTGCAGTTCGCCACGGGCTCGCAGTGGCTGTCGGCGTCGATTCCTGCCCTGAAGTCGGTCATCGATTCGCAGGTCTACACGGTGTTGATCGTCGTCAGCAACGCGCAGTCGTGCGGCAATGGCATGTCGTTCGGGAACTCCGCGGGCGGCGATGCTTTTGCCTATTTGACCGATGGCACCCGGGTGGGGCGATTCAGCGGTGGCTACGGTTTGGCGGTGCCGGCGGCGGCCACCGCGATGACGACGATGTGCCACACCAGCCGCAACACCGCGCAGTACCCGCTGCAATCTGGCACTGGCCTCGAGCGGCTCTACGTCAACGGCATGTGCGCATCTTCAAACACGGGCGCCGGCCCGGCTACCTCGTCGTCTTCGGGCGGCTTTGCAATTGGCGCCGGAAACGACCTGGGGCAGCTGGCCTGCAAATCCGATGTGCATGAGGTCATCGTCTGGAATCGCGTGCTGAGCCCGCTGGAAGTTGCGCAGGCGGAAAGCTACTTGCGGACGCAGTACGGCCAGGCTTTGCCCTGGGCTGGTTTGACCAGCCTCGATATGTACCTGGGCGACTCGCTCATCGTCGGCGTCGGAACTAACGACCCAAGCAAGGGGCCGGCCTATCTCGCTGCCACTGCGCGGAGCCGAACGCTGGGCCAATGGTGCATCGGAGCTGTCGGTGGCTGCGACTGGATCAGCACTCAGCAGCAACTGACTGAGTTTTCGACGCTGTCCGCGTACACCGGCCTGCCTCTGAATGTTCACGCGTTCGAGTGGTACAACGAACGGAACAGCGGTCGTTCTGGGGCGACGATCTACGCGAATGCCAGCAGCTTCGCCACGGCTGCGCGTGCAGTCAGTGGGGCAAAGCTGTGCCTGCTGTCGAGCACAGGCTACAACGGGGATGCGGGCGACCCGTATGCCTCTGTGCGCGGTGCATACAACGCCTTGATGGACACCAACGGGGCGACCATCGCCGACGTGTATGGCCCGATCCACTCGGACGCGACCGCCGGCCCGGCTATCGCCAACTCGGGCGCCTACGCAGCCAACAGCGCGGCCAACTGGTCGGACGGCGTCCACCTCACGGCGGCCGGCTACCAGGTGCTGGCGAACTACATGACCGCGCGCATGAACGCCATGCGGGCATGACAAAAAGATCGCAACCATGCCCAACATCTCCGACGAGTTCCGCGACGCCCTCAAGGAAGCCGTGGCCGAGGTCTTCACCGACCACAGCGACTTTATGAGCCATCAGGCCACGCACGAGGAGCACCACAAGTGGATCTCGCTGCAGATCGAGCGCGAGCGCACGCGTGAGGAGTTCCGCCGGGGCCTCCTCGCCAAGAGCCTCCCCGGCATCGTGTGGTCGCTGCTCGCAGCCGGGGCCACCACTTTCTACCACGCGTTCAAGGACCATTGGAAATGAAAGGCGAAGCAGACTACTTCCTCCCGGGCTCGTGGAACGCCGTCTGCTACCGCTGCGGCGCCAAACGCAAGGCC